TCCAACTTTTGGGGTGCAGTTCAGTTTCGGCATAACCTCTTTGCTCTTTCTATTTCTTTATACAAAGATAGTGCTTATTCCGAATATCCGCAAAAAATCGACATTTTGTTTGCCGTGAACCTTTTCTTCGACGGCTTAAACCATAACATACTTCCTCCGCTACTCTTTTCTAAAACAGATTTCATGGCCAGACAGGACATCATCATGGACGCCGAGTACGGTGAAGTGGAAACTTTCGGCAATGTCGCCGGCAAGAGTTTCCACGCCTTCCACCTGCTCGATGCCGTCGCGGGTGCGGACAACGACACGTACCGTTACGGGGAGATTGCCGTGCCCGAGGGGTTTGACGGGCTGAACGGTGGCAACGGAGGCATCCATGTCCTGATTCCCTATACACCCGACATGCGCCGGTTAATGGTCCGCTTCGTCATCAAGAGCGGTTCGGGCGGTACGGCATATCTGAAGAATCCCGTTACGGGTAAGTTCTGGTTTCCGGTCCTGTCGGAGACGGATGCCGGTACGGCGGACATCGCCTTGGCCGCGCTCTTCGCCATCAACGGGAACGGCATCTACCGACTGCTGCCGCGTGAAGGACATCTTGCCGTGTACAGCGGCGAAGAGACCGATTTCGGTATCGGTCCCGCCAAGGCCCAGAACGGGACGTTCCTGCTGAAAGCCTCCGCCGGAAACCTGTACCGGCATCCGACCACAGGTGTCGGCCTGATCGACTACCTGCATTCATCTTTGGAGAACAACGGTCTGGCCGCCAAGTTGCAGTCCGAGTTCGCTGCAGACAGGGTGATTATCAAGAACGCCTATATGGATTCCGCGACGGGGGAACTGCTGCTGGAAACCGTGGAAAAGGAGGACAGTGATGGGTAAGTACAAGGTCATGGCCGGACAGAACCTCTACGATGTCGCCCTGCACCTGTACGGCAGCATCGAGGGTGTCGTGGACCTGCTGATCAGCAATCCGGAACTTTCCTTTGCCACGACGCTGTGTGCCGGGCGGGAACTTGTCTACACGGACGGTTTCGCTATCTGTGCCGATGTGGTCGCCTATAACGAACTGCACGGTATCGTACCCGCCAACGGGGAACGCCATGTCTATCCCAAGGTATTCACCCGGCCGCCCGCCGCCGTTCTCACGCTCGATGCGGGAATTATCACCGTGCAGTGTGCTGTTTCCGGTACGGGCTTGTTGGAAATCGACTGGGGTGACAACAGCGATACGGAGAACGTCTTCCTGACGGACACCCCGCAAATCCTTACCCATATCTTCGACAACAAGGTGCGGGAAAGACGAACGGTACGGTGGTTTACGGAAGCCTGTTTCAAGACCGTCGATTGGAGCGGGCTTAAACCGAAGTCGTTGGTGCTGTTACGCCCACTGCACGTGGAGGAGCTGACACTCACGGATGCCGTTCTTTCCCTAGAGGGCCTGCGACTGCTCTCCGGTACCTACCTTCTGAACCTGTCCGGTATCGTTACGGCAGATCTCACACCGCTTGCCGGAAGCCATGAACTGATGACGCTCGACCTCTCTGCCGCCCGGCTGAAGCCGACGGTCATCGACCGTTACCTGACAACCCTCGTGGAACGTTACGGGAACCGGCGGAACTGCACGGTCATCCTGCCGATTGCCCCGACTGGGGATTACCGGGAACCGGAACGGGATGCCGAGACAGGCCGTTACCACATTACTTCGGGCATGGAGGCCGTATGGGTCATCCTGCACGAACAAGCGTGGAACGAGGGCGGATCCTGGAAATTCATTATCGACAATATAACCTATACCGTGGAATGAGCCGAACGATTAAGGAAATATACAACGAGGCCGTGCAGGAACGTAACCGGCGGCTGGAGCTGACGGAATTTGCCAGCGACTCGAAGCTGTCCGTGATGAACGGCATCCTGTGGGTCGTGGCGGCGGTCATATACAGTTTCGAGACACTGCTGGATGTCTTTGCCGTGGATATTTCGGAGGTCATCAACAGCCGTATTAACGGCACGCCGAACTACTATGCCAACGCGCTGCTGCAATACCAGCAGGGAGACGAGCTGATCGTCCGCGAGGACGGCCTTGCTTTCGGCTATGCCCAAGTCGACGAGACGAAGCGCATCATCACGCAGGTCTCCTATGTTGAAAGCACGGATGACAGCAACCTTGACAGCAAGCTGATCCTGAAAGTCGCCACCGGCACGAAAGGGCATCCGGAAGCCATCCCCGCTGAAGAACTGGCTCCTGTCAATGCCTATATCAACAAGCTGAAATTCGCGGGGACCCGCATCGAGGTCATCTCTACCAAAGGCGACGTGCTGGTACCCCGCCTGACGGTTTTTTATGACGGTGCCATTCCCGAAGCGGAGGTGTACGACAACATCGGGGCGCAGATCCGGGGGTACATCACGAGCATCGACTTCGACGCCGCGGTCTATGTTTCCCGCCTGACGGATGCCATACGGGAAGCGGAGCACGTCACCGATGTCTATATCGACGAGTCGGCAGTCCCCGGGCAGGGCGTGTTCATCGCCTGCCACGACACGGACGGCAAGATACAGCCCCTGCAACGTATCGGCCGTATGGCTTATACCGCCTCGGGCTACCTGAAAGAATCCTCACGCAAGGACGAGGAGTCGGAACTCCCGACCTTCCGGGAATCCATAACACTTAAAATCGAGAGCCATGAGGTATAAACTTCCCGTTGACCGTCTGGTGAACCGGCTCGTACCGCATTACCTGCCGGGACGGCGGTTCATCCTCTTCGTGCAGAGCTGTCTTTACCCGTTGCAGGGCCTGAACGAACGCTTCCGGACCTTCGCCCGCGAGCGGCACATCGAAGCCCGCATGACCTCGCAGGTCATTTACTTCGAGTGGTACCTGAACTACAAGTTCGGGAAATACCTCAAAGACGGCAAGGACCGTATCTTCATCAAGGAAAGCGAGGCTGTCGGCGTGGACCTTTACCACGAAAATGCCGAGTATAAACGCCCCTGCACGATCTGGTTCGGCGGTGAGGAGATAACGGCTTTGCGGGAAGACGAGAAGCCCCGGCCGTTCTACCGCCTTGCCGAGGAAAAGTTCCTGAACAAGGTCAGCTTCATGGTCTGTGTCCCGCCGATTACCATTCCTGCACGGGAGTTCGTCTACATGCTCTCGTACGTGGTGAACCGCTACAAAATAGCCGGCAGGACCTATCTGATCAAGATCGATGAAGAAGAGTATAACCCTAATCATAACGCATAAGCATGAAAGAATATGTAGCCGAAACCGGCGGACGATATACCTATTCGGACGACATCCTGAACTTGCAGGAACTGGCGTTGAGCCTGAATGCCATCTTCGACGGATGTTCGGATTTCATCATATCCGGATGCGGGACGGACGGTGCCAGAATCGCTCCGGGTTATGTCTGGCTCGGCGGCAAGGTTCGTCGCTTCGAAGGGGCCACGGACGCGGTCTATCCCTATTATATCTACGAGACAAACCGGCACGAGTCGGTAGTCTATGCCAACGACGCGAACAAATGCGGCCGTACCTGCTATCTCTGCGCCGGGAGTAAAAGCGTCCCCGACACGGCGGACGCCGTCACGGGAGCGCTCCCCGCCTTTATCGAAATCACGGAGGATTACGCTCCCCGTTTTATCGACAAGTTCTTCGGACGCTATGCCGTACTTTCGGACACGCCCTTCCCGCGTCAGACCGTGAAGAAGGATCTGGTACTGACCGGAACCTTTACCGGGCAGAAGGAAATCGCCTCGAAGACGGCGGTGTCCGTCAGCGGCGGGAACGGCTACATGCTCAGGGGCATCGTCAAGGCGGACGGCAACGCTTCGCTCGGGGCCTACCTCAGCGGGCTTTTGATCAACGAAATCGTCATTCACACGGACGGCACCTTCAGCTTCATGAAGCAGGGAAAGGAGCTGGCACGGATTACGGAGGACGGTATCCTGTACGGAACCTCGTTAAGCGACAATGCCCGCATCGGGGCTATCCGGATTCAAGGGTGCGATATGTTCAACGTGTCGGACGTTACGGACGAAGGGTGCGTGCGCGTCAACCGCTTCGGACTGAACGGCGGCGGTACGAAATTCCGTGACTTCGCGGTCTACGACGGCAAGGCGGGAAGTATGCCGATTTTGAAAGTCATCGGGAAGAATGCCACCGTTGAGGTCGGCGGCCTGCTTTCGGTACGGAGTGCCGGTCGCGGTATCGATTTCTGTAACACGGCCTACACGAAAGAGGATCCGAAGCTGACAAACCTCCTCTCGTGGCGGGACAGTGCGGGAGTAGCCATCGCCGCTGTCGGTTACGACGCCACCGACACTTTCCGCTTTCTCGTGCGCAACACGCTCGGGGACATCGTTCTCGCACCGCAGGGTTGTGTCGATATTTTCGGCACCTTGAAAATCAACGGCAAGCCCGTCGCCGAGACCTATATTACCGTAACGGTCTATACCCAGGGAATGAAGGGCAAGGTGGACAAGGTGGCGGGCAAACAGCTCTCCACGGAGGACTTCACTACCGAATACAAGAAGAAGCTCGATGCCATCACGACGGGCACGCTCGACGGGGGCGATACGGGTTATGTCACCTCGGCAGCTGTTGCCGAAGCTTTGAAAATGAAGCTGTCGGCCGGCGAGAACCTGCTCGACGTGATGGACAAGGCAGCCGCCCGCCGCAACCTCGATGTCTACTCCAAGGCCGATGCCGGGAGCGTGTTCCTGAAAATTACGGAAGGATTGCAGGAGCTGGTGCGTCTTTCGGCCGCGGAGGTCAACTCGCTCTCTGCGGAGGAGGCCGCGGCATTGAAAGCCCGGAAGCAGGCGGCTGTGCGGGACACCCTCGATGCCGAGAAAAAAGGCACGGGAGAGCTGAAGCTTGCCAAGGCATTGAACCTCTCCGACGTGCAGGACAAGGGCAAGGCACGGGGGAACCTCGGGGTGTACTCCAAGGCGGAGATAGACGACCTGCTGGCCGGAAAGCTCGGCACGGACTCTGCCTATGACGGCGTGGTCTTCACGGCGGAGCTGCGGGACAAACTGCTGGCGATAAAAAGCGGCTCGTTCGCTTACACGGACGAGGACGGGAAGTCCCACACCCAGGTCGAGGGTTATCTCTCCACCTCCCAGGTCGTGAAGCAGCTCAGGCTGAAAGCCGAACGGCTGATGACGGGCTACAACGCCTCGGAGCGGGACACGATCGCCGAAAATCTGAATTTCTATACCCGCACGGTATCCGACAGCCGCTATGCCCGGGTGGAAAACCTCTTTCAGGATTATATTACCCGGCTCGTATCGCAGGGCAAGACCACGGCACAGGCCCAACAACTCCTGCGGGAGAAGCTGAACCTGCTCTCCAAGGACGAGGTGGTCAGGGAATATTTGCGCAAGGATGCCAAGCTGGCCGACCTTGTGCTGGGCGGCACCGAGGCGCAACGTCAGGTGTGCCGTACGCTGGGGGCGGCTTTTGCAGCGGATTACCAGCCCGTACTCACGGATACCGGCTGGCTGCAGATGGCCGGCAGCGGTTCAGGGACGGACACCCGTAACCTTTTTATCCGCCAGATCGGTCCTGTCGTCTCCATCCAGGGCTCCGTCAACACGGCATGCCGGGACGGGAGCAACTGGGGCGGCATCGTGGCAGTCATCCCCAACACGGTCCAGCCGCCCAAATACAGCGTGCGTTGCGCAGCCGCGAACTGGAACGACGACCATAAGTACAACCGTGGTACCTCCTTTGTCATCTATGGCGGTTCCCGTAAAGTACAACTCTACGAGAGCGGCATGTACAACGTGAATGTGGAACTCAACTTTACTTATTTTGTATGATGAAACGAATCAATGTGAGCGGCGATATCGAGAGTCGCCGGAGAATAGCCGGGAGGCATGTCCCCTCGGCAGCACAACCCACCATTATTGCAGGACAAGATGAAACAGGGAAGGAAAACGGGACAGACAAGGACGGTGAGGCGGACAGTGCCCCGAAGGCGCGAAGACGGAAGGCCGGCGGGAACCCTTAAACGGTTCCCGTTCGACGAGACCCGGCTGGGTTTCATGCTCCGTTACGAGATGCCGATAGTCTACTACCTGCTCCGGCGGCTCTGCCCCGGGCAGCAGCCGTTCGAGCCGGACTGGCGTGTCGTCGATTCCGTGGCAGGTGCCTCGAAGGACCCCTCGTACCGCAAGCCCAAGTTCCGCCGCTACCTGGAGGAGTACAGCCGGAACGGACTCTATTGCCGGCGGGGAAAGCGGCTCACACCCGGGCGCAAAGCCTATTACGAGGGTATCCGTCGCCGCAAGACGGAAGACTTTATCCGGCGGAACCGCAAGCGGCTCAGGAAGGAGCACGGGGAATTGCCGGATGGCGGAGAATTGCTGCAGAATATAAAACGTATCGTTAAAAAGAAATTGTAACATATTGATATAAAATGATTTGAAAAAACATCTAATTGCATCTATTGCAGTTCGAACCGTTTTTCCTATTTTTGTACCCGGTCGCTTCAAGACCCCCGCATATTATCAAATGAGTATCCCTTCCGCGGGATACGGTCAGCGAGACTCTTCTCCCAATCTTGTCAACTGAAACGGACGGTGCAACCGAACCCGTCCGCCCCGCATCCAGTTTCGGACGATACGGCATGTCTCCGTGTTGTCCCTTCGGGCATTTTTAATCCATAAATTATCAAATTACGATGCAAGAAGATTTGGAAAAGACGGGCGGCATGGAAGGCATGTCTGTCGAAGAGATGTTCCTCGGGATCCAGGAATCCTACGAGGCGGCGCAGCAACGGGCGCAGGAAGAGAACCGGGCATTCGCCCGCACGGAGTTCTTCCGCATGGACAAACCGGGTGTGTACAGGTTGCGTGTACTGCCGCTGGCGCCCAACGCGGACGGAACGGCCTCGCGTCCCGGGTACGAGTTCCCCGTACACCAGCTCCTGCTGGAGTTGGAGAAGCCTGCCACGGGTAACAAGCCCCAGAAGATGTATGTCACCGTCACCCGTGCCACGGACGCCGGTTATTCGGTGGACCCCATCGAGACCTACCGCCGTCTGGCCGTGGCACAGGCCAGGGAGGCGGGCGATGACAAGCTGGCCGAGAAAATCGACGGAGGGTCGTTCGGCGGCGGCTTGAAATACAACTACGGCCACTGCCTGTACATCTTCGACCTCGACGAGCGCGGCAAGGGCATCCAGATGATGACCCTCTCGCACGCCCAGTTCAAGGACCTGGACGAGCGCAAGTTCAAATTGTGGCAGAAGAAGCTGCAGAAGAATCCGGCGTACCCGTGCCCGATCTCGTCGGTGCGTGACGCCTATCCCGTGGAGATCGAGAAGCGCAAGAACGGCTCAAAGACCGAGTACGTCATCTCCATCGACAACGAGTCCGACCCGCAGCCGCTGACCGCGGAGGACCTGACCCTGCTGATGGGAGCTCCGCGCATCCCCGACATCATCTACCGCTATACCCGCTACCACTTAGGTGCCACCGTCGAGTTCCTCAAGCAGTGCGACGCACTCTACGGCATGTCGCTCATGGAAACGGATGACATGAAGGCAGTCATCGACACCCTGGAGGGGGAACTGCCCGGGGAGGACACCTCGGCCTTCTCCTACGACCGCCGCACGAAGGACAGCAGGGAGAACGGGCAGAACAGTGCCGGACGCATCTCGTACGACGACCTGAGCGACCGCCACGGGGAACTGTGCCGGCTGTCTCTCGGCGACCGTACCGAAGAGGGACAGGAGTTGCGCTCCCTGATCCGTGCTTTCATCGAACAGGAGGGATTGTCGGTTCGCGTGACCCGTTCCACCTCGAACGGCGAGCTGATGGACATGATCTATGACGAGATGATGGGGCCGGAACCGGAAAGCCACGAGCCGGAAGATCCCGAAGGGGAGGATACGGCACGGGAAGACGAACCGCTACCGACGGAGCGCACGGAGCGCCCCCGACGCCGCAGATAATCTTTCATAAGAAACAACAGAGAGTCACCCGACGGGAGGTCTTATGCCTCCCGTCATAATCTTCACCATGCTTATGAAAGAAAGTTATCCCTGCCTGCTGCTACTGAACGACATACACGTGTCGAAAGACAATATCCCTGCATTCACGGCCAACTGGCAGGAGGCCCTCGATATTTGCAGGAAACTGGACATCCGGGAGATCGCCGTGGGCGGCGACCTCTTCTTCTCGCGTGCCGCACAGACACTCGACGTGCTGCTGGCGGTGCATGACGCCCTGCTTGCCGCCGCCGGGCACGGCATCCATGTCACGCTGGCGGAAGGTAACCACGACAAAGTCAATCAGGAGGCTGTCAGAGGTTATTGCCATGTTTTCGACCGGTATCCCAACGTGCTGGTGTGCGACGAGTACCTGTCGCTGCCCGTGAGCGATGACTGCCGTTTCGTCCTTCATATGATGGGTTACTTTCCGGAGGACGGCTCGTTCTGTACACGTCTCGACCGCCTCATGGAGGAAGCCCTCGACCCGGGACGGCTCAACTTCCTCTATATCCACGAGGGTATCAACGGGGCGCTGGCGCAGCCCTCCGAAAAGGAGCTGCCTGCCAAGATTTTTGAGGCGTTCGATAAGGTCTTTGTCGGCCACTACCACAACCGGTGCATCATCCCGAAAACCCGTATCGAGTACATCGGCTCCTCGCGTCAGCACAACTTCGGCGAAGACGAGGAAAAGGGCTACACCGTCATCTATGCCGACGGCACGCACGAGTTTATCAAGAACCGTGTGAACACACGTTACAAAGTGCTGGACGTCACAGCGGAGCGGGCGGGACTGCGCCTGATGGACGAGCTCAGGGAGATAGACGCCGACGGCCGCTACAAGGTCAAGGTACGGGTGCACGCACCACAGGCGGCCGTGAAGTCGGTGGACAAGGCGGCGCTTCTGGAGGCGGGCGCCACGAAGGTGGAGCTTGTCGCCGATGACGAGGAGATGCTTGAAACCTCCTCTTCGTCACTCTTCGAGAAATTCGACAGCCGCCGTATCCGCGAGACCTACGAGGAGTTCTGCCGCGAAAAGCAAATCGAGGACGTGGCTGTCGGACTGGAATACTTATCTAAAATCGGGAACGGACCATGTGGAAATTAAATAACATAGAGGCGGAAAACCTGTGTGCTTTCCGCCGTTTGTCGTACACCTTGCAGCAAGGGGTTACGACCCTGATTTTTGGTGACAACCGCGACAACGACTCCCAGCAGTCGAACGGTGCCGGCAAGTCCGCCCTGCTGGAGTGCATCGCCGTGGGTGTCACGGGCAGTCCGCTGCGCAAGATACGCTCGGAGGAGATTATCAACGATGCCGCCGGGGAGTGCCGCATCGAACTGCACCTGACAAACGACTTTTCAGGCGAGGAACTTGTCGTCGCCCGTCGCATTCCCCGTAAAGGGGGCTCGACGGTCACCTGCACGCTCCGGCGTGGCGGCAAAAAGGTAGAGACGGACGAGGCGGTACAGCCTTCCGTCGATGCCTACAACCGGTACATCCTCGACAAATTAGGCATCACGCGCGACGAGTTGCTGAACAACTTCATCCTCTCGAAATACCGGTATGAGGATTTTCTCTCCTCATCGGACAAGGAGAAGAAAGAGATTATCAACCGTTTCTCGAACGGCATCCTCGTGGACGAGGCCATCGCCCGCGTCGAGGAGGACATCGCACCGCTCGGTGACGAGCAGCAACGGATAAATCTCGAACTGGCCGGTATTGACGGCCGTATCGAGATGTTGCAGGAACAGATCGACCGTGAAACGGCAGCGAGTGAAGAGCGCGGACGCACACGGGAGGCCCGCATTGCGGAACTGGAAACAGCCGTCACCGCCAAACGTGGGCAGATACGCGTGCGCAAAGAAGAAATCGCGGGAATCAACTCGGCTATGGAGAAAGTCCGGCAGGCGGACGAGGCGTTGCAGGAACTGGAATCGTCGGACAGCTCATTAGAAGAATGTCTGAAATCCATAGAAAAGTTCATGCCGCTTTTTCCTGACACACGGCGTACGGACTGGAGTCTGACACTCAGGCTCAAAAAGGAGGATTTGGAGGTCGCCCAGGCCTCCCTTGCCAATCTTGATGCCGCGGTCAGGCATGCCGAAGAGACGCTGGCGGAGAAACGTGCGGCATGGGAACGGTTCAAGGCGGACCATGCCGGCTTTTGCTCGCGGTACGAGGAACAGACGGCAGCCTTCCGGTCGCGGTTATTGGATATCGACAGGCAGTTGCGCGACCTTGCCGGACGTCTCGATGACCTGCGCCGCAAACGGCGTATCGTCTCGGCCGGTATCGACGAGCTGTCCAACAAACTGGCAGGCACGATTACCTGTCCCGCCTGCGGCCACGAGTTTCTGGTGGCGCATCCCGGATTTGACATCGAGGCGGGAACAAAAGAGCTGCGCATGCGTCAGCAGCAACTCTCCGAGATTAACGGACGTATAGAAGCCGGAGAGCAGCAATCCGAGGAGGTCGAGATGCGGCAGAACCGCATCCGTGCCGAACGCCGCGCACTGGAGGATGACTGTCATGACCGGGAACAACGTCTTGCAGGGCACGAGCGGGCGGTACGCGCCGCCACAGGCAGTGTCGAGAGCGCGGAGCATGACCGCAAGCGTGCCCATGCAGGGATTACCGCCCTGCAGGACGAGATCGACGGCATCCGTCGGAAGGTCTTCGACGAGGTGTTCGGCTTTATCGACGAGCGTAATGCCGCACTCGGTCGGGAGAAGCGTAAGGCCGAAGAGGATATCCGTGCTGCCGAATGCGCCGTGGACACACTGAAAGAGACCATCCGGGAGGTGAACGAGGCCGCGACGACCGACCTGACCCGCTCGCTCCGTGCCGCAATGAAACAGGAGAAACAACGCTCGATGGAAACTGCCGGACGGAAGTTAGAGGTGGATGACCGGGTACGGGCCTTGGAGGTGCAACGTGAACGCTTCGTGCAGTTCAAGACCTATCTGGCCAACACCAAAATCGAGGCGCTCAGCCGTATCACCAACGAGTTCCTGACAGGTATCGGCAGTGATATCCGCATCCGTTTCGACGGTTACACGGTACTCAAAAGCGGCAAGGTACGCGAAAAGATTTCCATATCGCTACTCCGTGACGGCGTGGACTGCGGCTCGTTCGGCAAGTTCTCCGCCGGTGAGGCGGCACGGGTGAACCTTGCCACCATCCTTGCCATGCAGAAACTCGTCAATGCCAACTGCGACGACGGGAAAGGGCTGGATTTATTGGTCCTCGACGAGATACTGGAGGCGGTGGACGAAGCCGGGCTGGCATCGATGTTCGAGGCGCTGAACGCGCTCGGCGGAACCGTGCTTGTCGTCTCGCACGGCAACGTGGCCGAGGGGTATCCCCACAAACTCGTAATCGTGAAGGAGCATGGAGAGTCGGGAATCGGAGAATAGCGTCCTCACAAGGGAGCAGGTGTTGGCGTTGGACATCGCCACACGCACGGGATACTTCTCGCTGCATGAGGCCGGGGTATGGAACTTCACCGAATCGAAACGGCGCAACGGCAACAAGATGCACGGCGCTTTCCGCGCGATGCTTCTGGCATACATGCGCCGCTACGGCATCCGGCAGGTGGTGGCCGAAGATGTGTCGGTGAACTGCCATTTCTATGATCTGCGGCGTCTGGCGGAGCTGAGGGGGATTTTACTTGAAGTCTGCGACGAGCTGGACCTCCCCGAACCGGAGTTCGTCAACCCGGCGACCCTGAAAAAATGGGCCACGGGGGACGGCCATGCCGACAAAGCGCAGATGATCGCCGCGTGCAAGAGCAGGTACGGCATCGTGCCCGTGGATGACAATGCGGCGGATGCCTGCCACCTCTTCCATTACTATATACGCAGGTACAGATTGTAAAATGATTCGCATTTGAGATTCGGGGGCGGCGGAAAAGGCTGCCGCCCGCTTTTAATTGACGCTCACCGAAGCTGACAGATTAGGACACAAGATTGGTTATCAACTTCTTTTCAGTCAGTGAAAGTGTGGAAAAGAAAGACGTATTTACGGCGAATCCATCCGCAGGGGATGAATCCGCGAGACGGAGGGCGGCACTTCTTCGGAAGTATGTCATGCCCCACAGGAATCTGATATACAGTATCTGTATCAAGTATACCTTCAACCGGGAGGATGTCGAGGATAATTACATGGAGGCCCTCACGAACTTCTTCAAGTACATGGACTCCTACGATCCGGCACGACCCGTGAAGACGTGGATATACGCCGTCACGAAGCGGCTTGTCGCCGACCTGAACTCCCGCAACCGCAGCCGGACGCCCCCGGATGACAACGTGGACATCGGGGAATTGCGTTCGACGCTGCTCTCCGACGACGAGCCGTCGGAAAACTGTATGGGCATGGACAACTACCGCGAGTTCTATAACGACGACATCCTCTGGGCGCTGGACCGGCTCAAACCGATTTATCGGGAAGCCTTCCTGCTGCAACAGGCGGGATACAAGATCGGGGAAATCATGGAGATCACCTACCGGAACGGGACGCTCCAGACCCGGAACATCGAGACGGTCAAGAGCCGTCTGTTTTTGGCGAAATCGCAATTGCGTAACCTTCTGACACGCGATGGAGAGAGACGAGTGGAAAAATAGCAGCCGGAGGCTCTTCACCCGCCTCGTGCGTGCAACGCTCCGGGCGGATTTCGTCTTTCCCGCGGGCGGACGGGCTGACAGGGTGCTGGACGCGTGTTTCGACGCCTTGGCCCCGGTCAGCGCGGAGCGGCTGGCGGACTTCTGCATCTGCCAGGTTCATGCCATCTCCGGCTTCGGTGCCGCTTACCTCCGCCGGTGGAATGTCACGCACTCGTTCGGGAAAAAGGCTGTGGGGCGTTACCTGCAAGCGGATCGAAGACGAAGATATCACGAGGACCGCTGGCTGAAAAGCTTCTCCCTCTCACGTCGGGGGCTTGCGGCACTCGCCGAAGACCGCAGCCACCATCCTTTCGAGCGCTTCCTCTATCCCGAATACGAGGAGACGACCAAACGGCGCCTGCTCTCCACCGAAGCGGGCTATGCCGTTTGCGGCATGTCCACCTTGCTGTGGACGCCCTTCTCGCCCTCGTGCCGACGATGTGTGAATGCCCGGGAGTGCCGTTGCCGAACAGCCGCACGTTATCCCGAACTCTACCGCATCCGCCGTGAGACGTGGGAAAAAGGACAGGAGGTACGGCCATGAGCACGACCAACCCTTTGAGCGCGGAGTTCCTCTACGAGTTGTATGCCACGGCCCTGAGACAGGAAAACCTGTGCGGCATACTGGCCCGTCACATGCGCAGGGAGTACCTGCCGGACCGTTCGTTCCAACGGGTGCAGGAACGTATCGCCACGCATTACCGTACCTACGGGACACCGCCGTCGTATGCCGTGCTGGCGCAGACCTTTCAGGAGGATTACGACGCGCTGGAACTGATCGACACGTTCCGCGAGTACGACGAGGGACAGAGCGCCGAGGTGATGACCGACATGCTCGAATCCTACATCAAGGGCGTGAGGCTGCAGGCGGTCTATGCCGAGGTGGGGAAACTCTACAACGAGAGCAGGCAGGACAAGGCGGAGAAGACATTGCGGGAATATGCCGAGTGGCTGGCGGGCTTTACGCTCAAGAACACCTCGTTCATCGACGTGGCGGATACCTTCTCGGAACGTTTCGAGCGCAACCGCCGTCGTGAGGAGGAAGAGGAACGCTCGACGGCACCCCGTGTGTCGCGCTTTTACATCCCCTATCTGGATGCGCTCAATGCCGGACGCAACCTGCGGGGGCAGCTGACCTGCTTCCTCGCTTCGACGGGTGTCGGAAAATCACATATCGCCAAGTGGATAGGCGTCCGGGCCAATATCGACGACGGGTTGCACGTGCTGCACTTTCAATTGGAAGGCTCGGAGGAAGAGGCGTTGAACGCCTACTCGGGAGGACTGATATCGAAGAACGCCTACTATTTCGAACGGGGAAAGATCTCGGACACGGAGATGCGCCATCTGGAAAAACTGGTGCTCTCGTATGCCGGAAGCATCACCGTGCGCAGTTACCCGCGTTTCAACGCGCAGGTTTCGACGCTCGACATCAAGAACGGCATCTCGGAATACCGCAAGCTCAAGGGACACAATCCCGACATTGTCATTGTGGATTCGATGGATCTCCTGACAGACGCCGCCCGCCGTGCGTGGGACGCAAGCCATGAACGGGCCAAGCGCATCGCCGTGGCCAACGACCTCAAGGATTTGGCGGCGGACGAGCAGGTATGGATGGTGGTGACCTACCAGAGTACCATCGAGGACCGGGACTGGCTCAATGACGAACGGAACGTGCTGACCGAATATAACTGTTCGGAAGCAAAAGGGTTGTCGCGTCCCTGCACGCACCTCATATCGCTCAACCAGTCCTCGGCCGAGCGCAAGGAGAATGTCATGCGCCTGCACGTGGCCAAGAGCCGTTTTTTCAAAAAGGGCGATACCATTAAAATTGCAACGGATTATGATAATGAGGTGTTTTACGACTCGCAGCGGTCGATGAATTTAGCGCAGGGGATGTAAATTTCTTGCGCTTTTTATTGATTTTCAGTCAGCTTGTGTTAATTTTGCGATGAAAAACGGAACAAGAAAAATTATGGAACAAAAATTCTGTCAAAGTTGCGGTATTCCGATGGCTGCTGAAATTTATGGTACAAATGCCGATGGTTCTCTAAATGAAGACTACTGTATGTATTGTTACAAAGATGGGGCATTCGTCGGTCCGGCTGATTGTACAATGGAGCAGATGATTGACTTTTGCGCTCAGTTTACTGACGAAATGAACAAGCACACCGGACTTAACTTAACACCCGAGCAGGCAAAAGAACAGATGCGTCAGTTCTTTCCCCGTCTGAAACGTTGGAAAAAATAAACAGGCATATTATGAGATATTGTTGTACGGTTTTATCCGTGTCAGATATAAACAAAGCCCGAAGTTTCTACGAAAACATATTCGGGTTGGAAGTTTGTCAGGACTATGGACGAAATATCTTGTTTTCTTGCGGTCTCGCTTTACAACAGGATTTCGATTGGCTCGTCGGCGTGTCCAAAGAACAAATTCATAAAAAGCCCAACAATATTGAAATCGCTTTTGAAGAACATGATTTTGACGTTTTTATGCAAAGACTAAATGATCATCCCACAATCGAGTTTTTAGGCGGTGTCATTGAACATGATTGGGGACAGCGGGTAATTCGTTTCTATGATTTGGACGGACATCTCATAGAAGTCGGTGAAGAGATGAAGATGGTTATAGAAAGATTTATCTCTGATGGAATGAGTCTGGAAGAAGTTTCCAAAAGGATGGATGTTTCTGTTGACGGTCTGCTAAAACTATTAAATTAAACCCTATAAATAAACATGGATATACAACGTATAATCAGCTTGGTTAAAGAGACTAAGGGGATAATCACAAACAGGGAAATGGCAACCCATGTGAAAGAAAAGGGAGTTGCTGACTATGTTACGCAGGTTGATGTGGCTGTACAGAACTTTATGAAAAAGGCGCTATATACACTTGCGCCGGACATACAGTTTCTCGGAGAGGAAACCGGCTTGCAGCGGATAGATACGGACAGCTACTGGATTCTTGACCCCGTTGACGGCACCACCAACCTCATGCATGACTATCAGCACAGTGTGGTTTCATTGGCACTTTGCCGCCAAAAAGAGATTGTTTTGGGTATTGTCTATGACCCGTTTCATGATGAGCTTTTTTCCGCCCTCAAAGGCGAAGGCAGTTTCTTGAACGGTAAACCGATACACGTTTCCTCTGCCCAAAAGCTCTCGGAAACCATAATCGGTATCGGTACTGCTAAAAGAGAACTGGCGAAAGAAAACTTCGCCAAGTTTCTCAAAGTTTATGAAAATTCACAGGATATTCGACGATTTGGTTCCGCCGCTTTGGAATTGGCATATACCGCGTGTGGCAGACAAGGTGGATATTTCGAGGTATATTTGAATCCGTGGGATTATGCAGCAGGGATGCTTTTGGTACAAGAAGCCGGAGGAAAAGTTACTGACTGGAATGGAAATACACTTGACCCGGCTCAAGGAAATCATGTGGCCGGAACAAACGGACAAGTCCATGAAGAATTACTCAAGCTGTTATCATGAGCAACGAAATTTTATATATCCTCCTCCCGGACTATGCCGAGCACGAGGCGGTTTATCTTTCTCAGGTGATATCTGCCGATGATTTTACCATGAAAGAGAATCCGAAATATATCAATAAGGTCGTGTCTCCGACAGTGGAGCCGGTCAAATTATACAGCAATTCACTCGATTATGGCACAGGTGGTCCCGATGAGGTTTTGTAGCTTATTGATAATGAATATATTAATACATATAAAAATTTGAAGTGTGCAGGAATATGGAGTAAACAGGAACCTCGTTAAACGTGCAAAGCAGATTCTTCGCAATTGCAAGGGCCGTAAGATGACGGAGCGATTTGCATGCGATGTGTGCCGGGTGGTATATGACTCGGGATGGGTGTATGCTGCCGATGGCGGGGATTTTCATATCTGCCACTCGTGCCGAAACAAATATCTTCCGGGTAAGATGCAGCGCTGGAGGCTTTACTCGTCCGCTTTTGAGTCAAGCAAGAAGAAACATTGAGAGGCGAATTTACGACCTTAATTATAGAAATAAGACGATAAACAGAAAGGACTCCGTTTAAGGGAGTCCTTTTGCTTCTTTTTTATAGTGCCCATATCATGTCCTGCCGATATGGGCACTGATTAGATACTACAAATATACATAAATGTTCAATTTATGAGCATTTTACTCGGTTAGATTTAAAACATAAACAGTTGCTTTTACTGGTACGAGAACGGGAGGACAATATACCGTAATGCAACCGCATTAAAGAAAATTCGCATTTCTTCAAACCCTGCTGTAGAAACCGGTGCTATACCTTAATATGGAGCTATCGGTACAGGAACAGCAATATTTGGTTTCGGAGATCGTCCGCGAGACGGGGGCGAAACGCGACGGCGGGGGCAGGAACCTGATCGTTCCCCGCTGCCCGTTCTGCGGCAAGACGGGCGGGAAGTTCGGCATCTACATCGGTCCCGAAACGACCCGCCGCAAGCCCTTCATGGGGCATTGTTTCTCGTGCGGCGCCTCCACGCGTACCCTTGGGCAGCTGCTTGAGGCCATCGGCCGCATGGACCTGATGGTCACACCGACCACGGATGTCGCCGCACCGCTGGAGAACCTGCTTCTCCCGGCCCCTGAACCGGAAGAGATCGATGACCGGCTGGCGAGTGCCAAACTGCCGGATTTCTACAAACGCACCTTCCGGCACCCGTACCTGCAAGCGCGGGGCTTCACTTTCGATGACTACGAATACTTTCCCGTGGGTATCACCGGCAAACTCAATTCTCGCTACGCCGACTACGTCATCTTCCCCGTCACCGACGGGGGAAATACGGTAGGATATGTTGCCCGCCACACGTGGCCGAAAGCGGATATCGATTCCTATAACCGCAAGGCGAAATACTCCGGCGGATACAAGATCCTGCGTTACCGTAATTCCACGGACAACGACTTTTCCTGTTTGCTCTATAACTACGATGCCGTCCGTGAGAACGAGACCGATACGGTCATTCTTGCGGAGGGCATCTTCGATGTCATCGCCCTGACACGCAAGCTCGAACTTTACGACAATCCATACATCGCCGCCGTCGCGACTTTCGGGAAGAAAATCTCCGACGTGCAGACCTACAAGCTGCAATCGAAGGGCGTGAAAACCATAGTCGTCGGCTATGACGGCGATGCTGTGGATGCCATCAAACGGACGGCGGAACGGCTGAAACCGTATTTTGAAGTCTTCATCGCCGACATAGCCGATGCCGGCAAGGACTGGGACGAAATGAGCGGGCGGGAGACTTACGGGACATTCGCCTACCGGTTATTGACACCTATCGAATATAAACTCAAAAAAATACAGGAAAGATGATACAGGAACTTCCGGCGTGGCTCGACAGCCACAACATAGATTACAGGATCGTGGACACGGAGGTCGTGGACATTCCCGGTTTCGGACGCCTCTTCACGGCCGACCTGTCCGGCGTGGACTCCATCTTCCGTGGCGAGGGCGATAACCCCGTCTTCAACCTGATGGAGCGCCCCGAGGTACTCATGGAAGAGGGAATCTTTCATGTGGCCTTTCCTTTCGGACGGAACTGGTATTACTACGACCTGCGGGAGACTTTCCGCTTCAACATCCTCAAATACATCGGTCGTCCGAAACCGCCGAAGCACGACATCCCGTTCGTGAACCTGGGCATCCATACACCTTACGAATTGTTGAATGCCTCCGGGTCATTGGAAACGTGGTGCCGCAAGGCAAAGTGGCTCGGTCATACGGCAGTCGGCATCTGCGACCGCAATACGATGGCCGCCACGCTCAATCTCCAGAAGGAATGCGCCAAGGCCGGTCTGAAACATGTTTTCGGATATACGCTGACGATGCTGCACGACGATGAACCGGTCGAGGTCAAAATCTACGCCCTGAATGATGACGGATTGCACAACCTGCTCCGTATTCAACGGGTCGTGATGGTCGATTCCGAACAAAACGTATTGGGTTATGACCGGCTGCTTGCCTGCACGGCAGGGTGCGTGCTGGTGTTCGCCACCGGTTCCGCCTGCTGGATGACCTCGCATCCACGACACGTCGAACGCATCCGTCAGGGCTTCGAGGCGGTATACTACCAGGTGGACGGCAGCGAGTACAAGGCCGACCGTATCGACCGAGAGCGGTTGCTCGCCCTGAAACACTATTTCGAAAAATGTTATGATGCCGCCACCGATACCTATGCGGTGGAACCCGTATTGATTACGGACTGCTACTACCCGGACCGGGACGATGCGGTCTCGAAAATCGTGCTGAACAAGATTGCCTCCGGTGCGGCACACGGGCAAAGCGACGACCAATATTTCAAGAGTGTGGACGAACATTACGACACACTTCGGCCGCTCTTCTCCGACCGGTGGGATTTCGATACCCTGTTCCGGCGCATGTGCCGCCATACGGTGGAGATTGCCGGGCAGGCTGATGCCGCCTTCGAGACGGGGCGCATGTTCATGCCGGAGTACGGGATGCGTGAAGAGGAACGGGTGAAATACGGTGACCGGCGGACGATGTTCCTGCGACTGTTGGACGAAGGGCTCGCCGCAAAAGTTCCGACACCGGAACACGAACGTTATCAAGAACGACTGGACGAGGAGGTCTACATCATCGAATCGACGGATAACGTGGACTACTTTCTCGTCCAGTGGGACATGGTACGGGAAGCGCACCGGCGTGGTATAGCGACAGGTATCGGGCGCGGTTCGGCCGGCGGTTCGTTGGTCGCCTACCTGTTAGGCATCACCTCCATCGATCCCCTGAAATACGGTTTGATATTCTCCCGCTTCCTCGTGCCGGAACGTTGCGGCCTGAACTGGAAAGAGAAGATAACAGTGCTGGCTCCGGACGTGCCGCTCCCTGTCGGCGAACGCTATGTGGAGATAACGATGAACGGCGCGACTTACCGCCTTTGCCGTGACGCCCGGCTGCGAGTCATTCGCGACGGAGAGGAGCTGACGGTATATGCCGATGAATTGATCCGTGGCGATGAGATCCTTTTCGACCGCCGGGATTTGTTGTGGAACCTGAAAGAATGCGCAATCCATGAATCCGAACTGTGAACACCGCCGTCCCTGTGACGGCTGCGACCTGTACAGGGGCGATGCCCTTGAAGTGCTGCCGCTGCTTGCCCGGCAGGGCGTAACGGCGGATATGGTCTTCACCGACCCGCCGTACGGCACTACGCACTGCCGCTGGGACGCCATTATCGACATCCCGAGGATGTGGAAGGTGCTGAAGGGCGTCTGCCGGCCGCAAACACCGATACTGCTCTTCTGCCAGCAGCCCTTTACCAGCGTGCTGGGATCGTCGAACCTGAAACGACTGCGTTACGCGTGGGTGTGGGAGAAGACGCAGCCGACGGGATTCCTGAACGCCCGGCGTATGCCGATGAAGGCGCACGAGGACATCCTGGTCTTCTACGACCGTTTGCCCAAATATAATCCGATCAAGAGTGACGGACATGCCCGGAAGGTCGTCATGGCCGCCCATCAGAAAAAATGCAATGCGGGGGAGATTTACCGGAGACATGACAGCTATCGCGACTATATCTCCACGGAACGCTATCCCCGCAGCGTGCTGAAGTACAAGACTGACAAGCAGCTCTCCTGCCTGCACGCCACGCAGAAGCCCGTCGCCCTGCTGGAATACCTGATTCGCACCTACACGGACGAAGGCGACACGGTGCTCGATTTCGCGATGGGCAGCGGCAGTACCGCCATGGCGTGCCGGAACACCGGACGGCGGTTTGTCGGCATCGAGATGGACGAAACGATTTTTCAAACGGCATACAACAGGATCATCAATAGCTGATCTCCATACGATACAAAAAATATTTTCGATGAAAGTAACGGATATAAAAATAAAACGGGCAGGAGAACCTTTGACGGTTACGGACGCCTTTGTCGACAAGGGACTGGTGCCGGGAGGCCACGCGGCTTTGCCGGATATCGACGTGGACTATGCTTCCGACCGCCGGCAGGAGATCAAGGAGTATCTCGAAGAACGGTATAATACGGGCGGTCGCCGGCGGGTTTTCTCGGCCGGGACCTTCACCACGATGCAACTCAAGGCGGCGTTGAAGGACGTCGCCCGTGTACACCGTGTACCACATGCTGTCGTGAACTATATTACCGCCATGCTGGATGACGGGTTGGACTGGACGGGGCTGTTTAAACAAGCAGCCGCGAACAAGAGACTGATGGACTTTATCCAGACCTATCCCGACGTGATAGAGGACGTGCGCCTGCTGCTCGGTCAGCCCAAGGCGGCGTCGGTTCATGCCTCGGCCATCATCGTCACCCCCGAGACACGGGACGGGCGGCCGGCGGAGTGTTTCGACTTCCTGCCCGTACGCAAGACGGACGGCATGCTCGTCTCGGAGTTCGACGGATACTCGGTGGATGAAATCGGGCTGCTGAAAGAGGACGTGCTGGCAACGAAGGAGCTGGCCAAGCTCAGCGCGACGATCGCCCTTGTGAACGGACATTACAGACAGGAACTCTCCATCGAACGGATTACGGGCCGGGAGCTGAACGATAAGAAGACCTACCGGTTGCTTGCCGGGGGGAACACGCAGAATGTCTTCCAGTTCTCCTCACCGGGCATCACGCGCTTCATTCAGGACGTGCGGCCCGACTGCATCGAGGACCTGATCGCCGTCAACGCCCTGTACCGTCCCGCAACGCTCGATATAGGAGCCACAGAGGATTATATCCGCTACCGCCGGGGCGAGGTGGCGCCGGTTTACGATTACGGCTGCTACGAGGCGACGAAGAACACGTTCG